TATATAAATTTTATATATTTGTATAACGAAATAAATAATAAGAAAAATGGATGCAGAAACCAAAACGGTTATTAAGAACATTGCCCAAATCCAAGTTGAGGCACTAACTCATATCTCTAAAAATTTAGAGGATACAGATCATCACCTTCTTAAAAAACTTCTTCAGATTGAAGAGGGAGAAATAAGAGGAGTATTAGATAATATGATAAAACTCTATTCAGATATGATAGAATATCCTCAACTTATAAAAACTCTTACAGAGTATCAATTATACGTCTGCTCTCATATCCTATGGAAAATGGAGGAAGAATGGATAACAGATAATTCTCAAGGAGTTTTGGGAGCATGGGCAATCATTCAAAAATATACCAACGTATTACATCCGGAGTTAACACTTTTAAAACTTTAAATTATGGACAGAGAAGAATATCTTGAATTAGTTACCATGAATACTGGTATTAAAATGAATCCAGTAGAATCTTCTAATATAGAAGGTATTGGGTATGACAACAAAAACAAACACTTATGGGTTGCTTTTAAGGGCAACAAAGTTTACCGGTATGATTTAGTTCCCAGAAAAACTTTCGAAGAACTAATGAATGCCGAATCTAAAGGGAGATATCTTAATTCTCATATCAAAGGACAATATGAAGCTACAGGATATGAACTCAAAAACTAAACATATTATTTTTCCGTTTTCCATTCTGGGAGTTACTCTTTTGGGATTCACTATTGCCAACACCAATAGTACCCGGAGGGTAACTCCTCCTTATGTAAAGGAGAGTAGAGAAGATTCTATTAGAAATGTAAAACGGTATGAGGAAAGCAAAAGAAGAGATTCTATATTCTTTGCTAAAGTAGATTCTATAAAGAAACTAAAGGATTCTCTTAGTAATCGGAGATTATACCAATATGCTTTCCTAGTAAGAGTTACTCCAGATAATATAATATTTACCGCAAGGAAATCTGGTTATCAACAAGTAACTTTAGATGCTCATTATACTAAACCCAGAGTATATTACCAAGTATTCACTTCCGATAAACCTTTATCACCGGAGGAAGCTTCTGCTTATGCTGAAAAATATGAACATGATCCCAGTAAGGTAACTATATTAACCGTAGAACAGTATAATCAGAGATATGGTAAATCTTCATCTATTTCAGAATATGATATCTTTACTGAAGGTCTAGATTCCTACTATGATGATCCTGAAAACCTAGATGAGAACCCAGATGAAATCTTTGATTTCCTACTCGACTAGGGATCCTCAGCTATTGATAAAATAAATTAGAAATATTTTTCTATTTAAAAAATAGTTTGTATATTTGCATAGAGAAATTAATTAAGTAACATTTTTAAATTAGTCAATTATGAAAAAAGTAAATTTGAACAAGGTAACCGAGTTAATTAACAACCAAGTATCTAACTCATTGAAGGAAGTCAAGGCTTCTAAAACACAAAAGCCAAAAGAAACTAAAGAATCTAAGGCTAAGGAAGAACCCAAAGCAAAATTGGTAAAAACTACTACCAAGAAGGTTTCCAAAAAAGAAGAAGTTGTCAAGGAAGTTGCCAAACAACAGAAACCCAATATCATCGAACAAGTAATCTCCAATCGGGAAGTGAAATACATTTACCCAGATGATGTTACTGATACTCTTTCAAGAAAGAAATGGAGACAACAGACTCGCAATGAACTCCGCAAATTGGAAAGGGAAATGCTTCGCATCCAAGATCATAATTCCAAGGAATACAAGTCTGCCCAAAATAAATATATTACCTTCCAGAAAAAAGTTCTGAAGGTAGATGAAGCTATTTAATTAAATCCTTTGTTAACCCGGGACTGGGAATCACTTGAGGGCAATCAATATTCCCAGTCCCATATTTATTTTGGTTATGGACTATCGAATATTCTCCGATAAGGAGATGGAAAAACAGGAAAAGGACATGGTAGAACTTCATAAGAGATGTGTAAAGAATTACCTTGTTCAAAGATCTCTCAAACACGGAAAGATTAAAAAATTCTTTATCATATATGATTATTATCTAGGCACTGAGAATATAATAAATTACTTTTTCAGGCCTATAGATATGTTCGTAAGGTTTTTATTGTTGGGTAAACTTGAAGAAATAGAAGACTATGTCAAAGCTGATTCTAGAAAGAAGAAAAGAAAACATAAGAGAAATAAAAGTATGGTATCTTCAGAGTCAAAAACTATACGAAGAAAAAATGGTAGAGATAAATAAGACCAGCAAGGTTTTATTCTCTGGGCCAGTATCTTCTATGGTTGCTTGTTGGAGAAATGCTTTACTCTTGGTAAGAAGATCTTATAGGATATCGAAAGAATCTAGAATTTCTTTAAGAAACCTTCAACATAATACTAGGGATATTAATGCAGTAAATGACTTAGAATTAGGTCAAGGTGTCAAATTTATAATCATTGAATTATGTTTCGAGAAATAGTAAAAGATGTATATATCGGTAAATCACAACTGGGGATCTGGGTAAATGGGAAAAGGGTCCCCAAAGAAACTCTGGTAAAGGATATTGCCTTGCCAACCCTACTGGGAAATAAATTGCCAGATTATGGTACCATAGGAAATTTTACCCAGTGGGAATTCGAGGTTAACCCAGGAGGCAATCACAAATTATTTATCACAGGTATACCCAAGAAAACTTATGACTTGGATTTATACCGATTAAAAGGGAGATTATGGTCATCCTATTACGAGGATGATAAAAGGGGATACTTATTTCAGGTATTACCCTATGATGTTAAACACTTAGAAACAGAGATATAATATAATGGAAACAAAAGATTACGTAAAGATATTTAGACTAGATCAAGAGAACTTCCAATTTAATAGAGGGGAGTTTATGAATAAAATGGGAGAAGATTTACTAGAAGTATGCCAAAGGCAACAAAAGATAAACCCAGCAACTGGTCACATATATTATTCAGATTTTAAAAAGGTAGTAAAACACTTCGAGGATAAATTTAATGAAATCAGTCGGCAAAGTATAAGACCTTTATCCCAGAATTTATGGAAGGCATTCTTTGCAACTCAGGTAGTGCCCCTAAGAAAACTCTGGTACCCAGAAACACAAAAAAGGATAGAGGAAATAAAAAATAACTCTAGTGAACAAGACAAAAAATCCTCGAGAGGTAAAAAAGGCAATTATGGCAAAGGAAATCGTTGACCTTCATGGCAATATTTTTAAGGTAATTAAAGGTTGGGAATTTTATAACAAGGTTCCCAACCTTGAAGGAAATTATACCTGGATATTTACTAGGGATAGGATTACCGATACTCAATTCATTTTGGCTTTAAATGAAGAACTCAATATAGCAGTTGGTTATTGGTATTCTAATATTTATCAACTATACGTAGCTCGTCCTCTTAAAAGGATTGGATATGATGAATCTAAGGATATAAGAAAAGAATATTTGTATAATGGCAAAAGACAACATAAAAAGATTTCCTAGACCTATGGGAACTACTGCAATGGCAGCAGAATACCAAAAGAGTCAGAATCTTGAAGATTTACAAAAGGTATACAACTACATTATCAATCACTGGTTGATGGGTAATGGTATGCTATGTGGGATTATGTATGATATTAATACCTTCTCAACAAAGACAGGTATAGATATCAATTACATACGAGTATTTATGAGAGATAGATTATTGCAATCTAAGCTCTGGGATAAAGAAAGACAGGAAGAAATGCTACAAGCTCTATTGGGAGAACAAGTAGCATGGGCTTTAGAGGATAGAATGGAGATATCCCATCAGGTAAACATCCTAAGGGAATCTCAGGGAGGGCATTACACTCCATTCATATCGGCTGAATTGAATAAAGCTCTTAAGATGAAACTGGATTCTTCTACTTCATTGCAATCTATCATACGTACATTTATGGGTGGAGGAACTACCAATATCTTTAATCAATTTGGAGATACCCAGAATAATCAATTAAATCAGAACCAAGGCATATCAATAGAGGAAGCCAGAAAGATTATCCTAGAATCTCAAAAGATAATGGACAAGCCACAGGAAGCCAAATTATTGGCAGATCACTATGATTTATCTTCTTTACCCGAGGTAGTTGCTACTAAGCAAGAGGGAATTGATACTACCAAAGAGGGCCTTACTTTGAATACTGCAGAGATGAGGCAAATTACCGATGATTACAAGGGAGCTATGGAACTCTCTTCAAGAGAACACCATGAATTAAGAAGAGAGATAGAAGCTAACATAGATCCCGAGGATCCAGACCCAGAGATAGATATGTATTTAGATGAAGAGCAATATGAAGAAAAAGAGCCTACATCAATAGCTGAACAATTCCTCAACAGGTAATCGAGGTTTATTGCATAATTAATTTATTATTCTTAAATTTGCAGCATAATAAATTATAAGATTATGGATAAAACCACATTAAAACAGCTTAAACCAAGTACACTATTCAAATTAAAAGATTCTGAATCCAGTCCAGTATGGGTAAGAGATCATTATGATAGGTCTTCTAAAACTTATGCTTGCCATAAATACGAAGACTACAATCATGAAGCTTTCTTCAAAGGAACCAGAACAGTATTCATTAATTTTACATATTAGACATTATGAACATCAAAAACCTATTCAACAGATTTCGTAAACGGGAACCAGAGTTAAGTTATTCCCTGAATCTAATCTACCTAGAAGATACTAAGGTAGTATTCAATCAGAATATACAATGTGCTAAAGACCTAGAGAATTACCTATCGGCTTATATGAGACTATTTGGCATGTATTCAGATAAGCCTTATGTACTAATCTATCAGGAATACAAAAGCAGATACTGGGTATATGACAAAGAACCTTACCTATTATACTACAAGGTACCCTTCATAGTTAACCTTAGTAGAAAGCTATCAGGTAAATCAGACATGGTAATAACCAAAGAAAAATACCAAGCTGCTAAGGCTTTAGTTCCAGCCCATGAAGTATCTGATAGATTCAAGATACCAGAATATATTACTGGAGTCTTTACAGATATCTGGTATAAATGCCAAGGATATATGGATACGGACCATGTTGGTTTAGAGGAGATACTGGAATTGATGCAGCACGATTGGTTAAGGGAATTTAAATTGCTGGTATTCGAGAGGAATTACGATACAGATATGTTATTCCTTACTCATTCTCTTACCTATATCTTGGACCAGACAGAAGAAGAGGGCCGAAGAATATGTATTCAAAACATTATCGAACGTAACATAAATCAAGAAAATCAAGATGAAAACGAAACAATTTAACGTAAGCCAGTCTAGAATATATCCAGATATCAGAGATAAGTATCTGGATTATATGAGAGAACTATATAATATGTTCATTTCGGATGATACTCTAAAGAATGATCTCAGAGGAATCCTTCAAAAGGGTACTAATAAAACTATCCATTTCAATATCCTAGAAAAGAACTCAGATCTCTTGGTATTTGAAACCTCTGAATACAGTAAGCTATTAGAGTTCACTAACCATTATCTCTGGATATTCAGGCTAGTAAACGATAAATGGAATTTAATCCGATACAGAGTATAAATTCGAAAGGCAGACTAATCATCTGCCTTTCTTAGCGTTTACACACATCCTCAGCTTAGTATTCCAGAATTTGCATATATAATTTAAAGTGCTTATATTTGCAGAGTAAAATTTAATTAATAACTATTTAAAATTTTAGACTTATGAAAAATAATGAAACCTTCCAAACCACACAACATCTAGACAAGTTAGTTACTAACCTAGGTCTTCAAATCCAAGAATTATTTTCCTTAGACTTAGAGGAAATCCTAGATTACAGCAACAATCTAATGAATCTATTAGTTAATGCCTACGTTGAAAACCAATGCTTAGCATTATCTGCAATGATATCTAAACAGGACGGATTTGCAATATACTCTTTCTTATTTCAAACTCCCGATACTTCTAATGGTGCTGCAGATGCTATGGTAAACTTTGCCATGAACTTCACTGATGGAGAAGCTAATATCAAATCTATCAACAGAATATCTTCAAACATAATGCAAATCACATTTACAGTATGACACCCAATAGAAGTCTCAGCTAAGTAATCAGGGATATTGCATATTTAAAAATAAAGTATTAAATTTGCATCAGAGAAAAGAAATATATTATTCATTTAAAATTTAGACAGTCATGAACTTGAACAACATTACAACAGCCCTTAAAACCGGTATCACAATTTACCAATACGAACAATGGCAAAATACTGGTTCAGTCAACCTAATGCAAAAGGAATCTCATATGCTTTCCAAGGTTTGGCTTAAGACAAATATCCATAACCCGGATTCTTTGGATAAACCATTTATCCAACTCTCTGCTACTTTTACTTCAGAATCGGATATCCAGGAATATAACGAATGGCTAAATGCTAACCAGTACAAGTTATATCCATTGC